TACCTCAACAATTTCCGTTGGATCTACAGCGAGCCGCGTCGAGAATATCCCCGACGACAATTTAGACTTATATTTATACATTTGGAGCTTCAACGGCGCTGCCGCGCCCGCGTCATCTACTACTTGGACAATCGGGTTTTGGTCAGTAGAAAAGTTTGCCAACACGCCCGTGTACATTGCGGGTAATCGCCTCCAAGGCAACCACGCACCCATGCCAGTTGTGAGCGTGGGCGTGCCGCCTTTTATGATTCAAAACCCGTCTGCAGGTTTTGATGTAGCGTCTAGTGCGATTACCGCGAGTGCTAACACTTCAGCGTTTACACTCGTGCAAGGGGTGTCGTATCAAATTGTCGTCCCTGTCACCGCAGTGTCGGGCACAACGCCCACGCTGGATATTGTTATTCAAGAGTCAGAAGATTTTGGCTCAAACTGGTTTGATGTGTACCACTTTCCGCGCATCACGTCCGTTGGTATGTATCGCTCGCCCAAGCTGCCAATGATGGGCAACCGCGTGCGCTATCTGCAATTGGTCACTGGCACTACGCCCAGCTTTACGCGCGCAATCACGCGCAACCCGATGAGCGACGTACAACCTGTTTATCGTCAGATGTTTGACCGCGCAATTAACTTAACCGCACTCAACAGCGCAACGCCTGCACTCAACATTCAGGCCACTAAAAACGTGAGTCTAGTCGTCAATATCGGTGCTGCGACTACTGCGCCCGCGCTACAGTTGCAGGGCACAGAAGACAACGGGGCTACGTGGATCAACATTGGGGGGGCGCTCACCGCAATCGCAAACAGCACAGTCAAGCTCACAGTCGTCGATGTAGCGTTTGAAATGCTGCGCGCCGTGGTTTCGACTGCTGGGGCTGCGGTCACAATGGGCTATGTAAAAATTAAAGGATATTAATCATGCAGATTAAAAACAACGCAACGGGTGAGGTGTTTGACGTAACAGGCGCGGTGAATAAACTCGTCGTGTGCTACAGCTGCGCAGACGCGCAGGGGGCGACTTTTACGATAGATTTTGATGAGGGCACAGTGCTTAACGATGATTTTGAGTTGATTGCTTAACCATGAGTTTACTTTTTTTCTTTAAAAGTTACAGCCCAACGATTGAAAAGATGATTTATGGCACTCGATCCGCGCAATACAAAAACACACAATCAAGTACGCGCATGGCTGCCACCGCAAGCACAGCAAGACGAGCAAACATACAAACAAGTAGAAGGTAATCATGATTCCAAAGCTAATAGTAGATGCAACAGTTGAACCTGTTACATTAGACGAGCTGCGCAAGCAATGCCGTTTAGTTGCCTTTGGCGCACCATTAGCTCACCCTGACGATGACCAATTAACCAGTTTTGGTAAAGAGGCTCGCCAATGGTGTGAGGATTATTGCGACAGGTCATTCACTGAAAAGACAGTTGAGATTGCATTAGATGATTTTCCTGACGCGGATATTGAATTGCCATCAATTACCAAATCAATCGTGAGCATTAAATACGTTGCTCTAAACAACACAGAGCAAACATTATCAAATTCTGCGTACACGCTTGATAACTACAGCTATAAAAATTGGGCTATCCAAGCGATTAACACAGAATGGCCTCAAACAAACCTTTCAGCTAACAATGTAAAAGTTCGCGTCATTACATCAGGCGAGTTTGTGCCAGAACCAGTTAAGCAAGCAATCAAGTTAATCGTTGGTAGTAACTACGAAAACAGGCAAGAAGATGTGCTAGGCAATACTAGAATATCATTCAATTCATTGCCAATGGGTGTGTATGTTAAATTGCAACCATATCGCAGAGATTTCGGGAAATAATGCAAATCGGGAAATTAGATAGCTATGTTCGCATAGAGCAAAAGCAAACTGCGCAAGACCCAAACTATGGCAGTCAAGTCATCACATGGGTTGAGTATCGCACAGTATGGGCTAGGATTGACGATGTAACGACTAGGCAGCAAGAGAGTACAGAAACAAATTTGCGCCTCTTAAAACGCCCTTGTCGTGTGACTATGCGCTATGACAATGGCATTGATTCAACTATGCGTATCGTGGTGTTAGACCGCGAAAATCAAATTCTTCAAATTGTATCTAAGCCTGCTGAAATTGGCAGGCGAGAAGGTATTGAAATGATGTGCGAAGAATACGAGGTTTAGCGTGGGAAATTTAGTCATAACTGGTGGTAAAGAGCTTGCAGAGTTCTTGAAAACATTACCACAAAAGTTAGAGCGTAACGTCATGCGTTCAGCATTAGCCGCAGGTGCAAGAGTAATTGCAAATGAAGCGAAAATAAACGCACCAGCCAAGTCAAAACGATTAATCAAAAGTATTCGCGTTTCTACAGACGCTAGAAAAGGTGTGATTGAAGCCTATGCTAAAGCTGGTGGCAAAAAAGCGTTCTATGCAAACTTTGTTGAGTTCGGTACAGCCGCACATACCATCACAGCAAAAAGCGGCAAGATGCTTAAATTTACAGGGCGTGATGGCAACAAGGTAACGATTAAAGAAGTGATACATACAGGCGCAGTTGCAAAGCCATTTTTACGCCCTGCATTAGATACAAAAGCACCAGAGGCAATTAGAGCGATTGGCAATAAAATTAAAGAGCGCATGAGCGTACAGGGTTTAAACGCACCATCTATTGAAGTGAGTGATAATTGAGCGCAGAAAAAGTTATTTTTAGGTTGCTGTCTACTAACGCACCGCTTAATGCAGTAGTGCCAGCAACAAGGATATTTGCAGGATTTATTGACTTAGAATCTGTATTGCCTGCGATTGCCTATAACCATGTATCAACCTTTGAAAATACAACGATTGATGCAAACTCTCTTTACGCCTTAGTCACCACACGCATACAAGTGACGATAGCCGCTAAAGATTACCCGACCGTTAAAAGTGTTCTTGAGCTAGTTAGAAAAGCCTGCAACTACCAACGAGGCACAATTAACGGTGTAATAGTTTCTAGCATAGTTAGAGAGCAAGCAGGCGCAGACTTTAGGGATGATGAGGCTGGTATTTTTTACCAAACGATTGATTTTAAAGTTACCTATCACGAATTAAATTAAACGCATCAATTTTTACAACAAGCCACCTATACGGTGGCTTTTTTATTTTATAAAGGAATAAATCATGCCAGCATCAGGGTTATTTAAACAAGTTATATTTAAAAGAGAAGTTACCTTTGGCGTTAAGCCAGCAGCGGCAGCAGCGCAGGTAGTTCGCAGGGTTACTTCTGATTTGTCTTTAAAAAAAGACACCTATCAGTCAAGCGAAATTCGCCCTGACTTTCAGATTTCAGATTTTCGTCATGGTGCTCGTAAAGTTGAAGGCTCTATCAATGGTGAATTATCACCACGCACTTATTCAGAGTTTATCAGTGCGGCTCTTAAACGTGATTTCACAACAGGCGTTTCAGCAGCGGCAGTCAGCGTAACTATTGCAGGTACAGCGCCTAACTACACTGTGACACGAGCAGCAGGCTCATACCTAACAGACGGATTTAAAATCGGTTCAGTTATCCGCTTAACAGTAGGCACATTGAATGTAAACAACATTAACAAAAACTTGTTGATTACAGGTTTAACAGCAACGGTTGCAAACGTGATTGTGCTTAACGGTACAGTAATGACAGCAGAAGGCTCTATTACTGGCACAACCATCACAGAGTTTGGCAAAAAGACTTTTGTTCCACAAGCAGGCCACACGGACTTGTCATACAGCATTGAACACTTTTTTGCTGACGTTCCTGCATCAGAGGTGTTTACTGGTTGCAAGCCTACCGCAATTGCCATTGATTTGCCCCCTACAGGATTGGCAACAGCAAACATTACCTTTATGGGTAAGGACATTGACATTTCATCATCACAATATTTCACATCTCCTACAGCAGCAACAACAACAGGGGTATTGGCATCAGTAAACGGTGTTGTGCGTAGCGGGGGCTTGTCATTAGCTAGTTTGACAGGGTTATCTATCAACATTGAAGCAGGCCAAACTGGTGAGGCTGTAGTCGGTAGTAACAGTATTCCAGCTTTATATTCAGGTCGCGTAATTGTAACTGGCTCTTTTACAGCATATTTTGAAACTGTTGCATTGCGAGATGTGTTCTTAAATGAAACAGAAGTTGAATTAATTTGCGCGTTTACTACTGATAATTCTGCATCAGCAGACTTTATGACATTTGTATTGCCACGCGTAAAATTTGGTTCAGCCAATAAAGACGATGGCGAAACAGGCTTAATTCAAACATTCGAGTTTCAAGCTCTCTTAAACAACGCTGGCGGTACAGGCGTTAATACAGAGCGCACCACAATCGTTATCCAAGATAGTCAGGCTTAGATAACTTAACCAGCAACGGCCTCGCCTTCTGCTCCTTTGCGGGAGTGTTGGCGGGGTACGTGCAAATTACCCACGCAAAGGAAACATCATGACAAAAGCATCAGAGTTAAATTCAGCATTAGACTTAGACGATTTTGAAAGTCTTATCTCTAAAGATTTCTTTTTGGTTAACCCATCAACCAAAGAACCAACAAACACATTCATTACTTTGGCTAGCCCAGAGCATCCAGCGCGTAAAAAAATTGACTTGGCTAAAACCCGCCAATTAAGAGCGATTTATGCCAAAACACAAAAACTGCCAACATTAGACCCTATAGATGAATTAGATGACGAAACCGATTATCTAGTTGCTATCACATTGGGTTGGAATTTAACGCAAGGCGGCAAAGAGTATGTTTTCAATGCAGAAAATGCAAGAAAAATCTACACATCAGAAAAACATCAATGGCTACGCAAACAAGTATTAGAAGCCTTGCAAAAAGATGATGTTTTTATTCAAGCATCCGTCAAAGTATAGCGGATGCCGTAAAAATCGAGTTTGAGCTATCTAAGCGGCATAAGGATGGCTCAACCGAAAGACAGCATTTACAAGCTGCCTACAATCAAAACAACAAAATATCTGATTCACGGTTAGACAACGAAATCCCGCCTTATGCAAGATATATATGGCGGGTTTTTAATTCCCTCACAAGACAAAACGGCATGAGCGGAATTAACCGTATCAGTCAGCAAGAAATAGCGGCATATCAATCAAATCATCAGATTCAACTTAGCTCTTGGGAGTTGGAAATGATTGAGCTGATGGATTCAATCTTAATAGACGTTCATAAGGGTTAAACATGGAAATAGGCTCACTGCAAATAAAATTATTCGCAGACATGGCGCGTTTAACTTCTGACATGAACAAAGCCGTTAAAACGGTTGATACGTCAATGAAAAGCATTGAGCGTTCAGTCGGGTTTGCTAAAAATGCGCTTGGTAGCATTGGTGCTGGCGCGTCTTTGCAATCTGTGGCGAAAATTGCAGATAGCTATAAAAAGTTTGATTCACAACTCAAACTAGCGACTAATTCAGTCGAGGATTACAACAAAGCCTACGGTGAAACAATTCGTATCGCTAGACAGTCACAATCATCACTTGAAGGCGTAGGGGTTCTTTACGCTCGTATCTCAAACAACTTGCGCGACTTTGGCGCTACTCAAAAAGAAGTTTCTGCAATCACTGAAACCGTCACTAGCGCATTGCGTGTATCTAACGCGACAACGGCAGAGAGTGCATCAGTCATGTTGCAACTTTCTCAAGCCTTTGGTGCTGGTCGATTAAACGGTCAAGAGTTTAGTGCGGTAGCAGAAAACGCGCCTTTACTATTACGTGAATTAGCTCGTTCAATGGGCGTTACTTATGGTGAGCTTAAAAAGCTAGGCGCAGAAGGCAAGATTACTGGCGAGGAATTGAAAAAAGCATTTACTAATCAAGAGTTCTTAAATGGATTACGTGAGCAAGTAAAACAAGTAGGCACAATCTCAAGCGCATTTACCGTATTTAGAAACAGCCTCACACAGTACATTGGCGAAGCAGATAAGGCTAATGGCGCATCTAAATCTGTAGCACAAGGCATTATTTTCTTGGCTGATCATATTAGTGGTTTAGCAAATGGCGCAATAGCACTGGCGATTGCTTACACGGTTAAGCACTCTAAAGCTATGCTTGATTCGATGGCTGTAGCTAGATTGTCTGCGGCAGAAGCAGCTAAATCTTCGGCAATTCAAAACGAGCAGTTAGCTATTAATGCCGCAAAAACTCAATCAAAAATAGATTTAAAAAATCTTGAAATAGTTGCCACAAAAAGGCAAATGGCGGCAGATATTGAGGCAGAGCAGCAAAGACTAATTGCAGACGCAGCTAGTAAAAAATCAATTATTGAAGCGATTAGTTTGTCAAGGGCTGAGCTTGTAGAAAAGAATAAACTTTTGATTGCAGAAGCAGATAGAAATATTCTGACTATCAATGCAGCAAAAAATATGACTGTTCTTTCTGGCGATACTTACTCTCAACGTCAAGCTGAAATTGCATTGTTGGCGGCAGAGGAAAAAAGAAATCTTGCTTTAAGAGAAATGGCTGTGCTAGGTCAACAGCAAGCGGCTGTCAACGAAAAATTAACGCTTTCAACAGTAGCACTTGAAGCGGCTCAAAACAAACTAACATTATCCAATGCTTTATCTGCGACAAATATATCAAACAACGCATCTGCCACATCTAAACTTGCTGCATCTAGCTTTAATGCTGGTGTAGCTTTATCAGAGGTAGCGGCTAAAACAAGCATAGCCTCAATCGCAACGAAAGGTCTAGGCACAGCCGTTCAATTCATGGGTGGCTGGATTGGCGTTGCATTAACTAGCTTTATTCTTTTTTCAGACAAGATTTCTAGCTGGATTAATAAGATTCGTGGAATGACAGAGGCGGTTTCAGAGCTAAACGTTCAAACAGACTTAAATAATAAACTTCGGGGCGCTGGTATATCCTCAAATGATTCTTTATCTAATGAAAAGCTATCATTAGACGGATTGCAGAAAAAACAAAAAGAATATATTGCTAATAGCAAAAGACTTGCTGAAATATCCAATGCGTACAACGAAGGAAAAGGCTTTAGTCTGTCACCAAAAGATAGAACGTTATTAGGCGCTGATTTTTTAGATTCAGCAAATAAAGCAGCATCAAATGCAGAGGCAAGGCTTGTATCACAGCTTGACTTGATTAAAAAACTTCAAATAGAGATTGACCAAAACAAAGACATTATTTCTAAGTCAAGTGGAATTGAAAAGTTACCAGAAAGCGAAAGATTATTATCCGCTCAAATTAAAGAGCAAACAGAAAGAATCCGTATTGCTAAAGTAAATTATGACGAGTTTATAAAAACACAAGGCAAAGCAGGGATTTCTGCACAAGATTACGCATACATCGTTAAAAATGCTCAATCATCTATTGACGGATTAACAGTCGCTACAAAAGCAAATAAGGACGCACAAAAAGAAGCTAATGCAGAGCGCAAACTTGCAATGGAAACCATCAAAGAGCAGTTTAGGCTTGAGGATGAAGCAGACATTAAAGCTACTGCTGACGCTTATATTGAGGAACAAAAAGCCTTAGAAGAATATAGACAATCATTGCAGTCGATGGCGGATGATACAAGTCTTTTAGTTGAAAAACAAAGAGAAGAAACCGAATCAATCCAACGTAAAATTGATATTCTTGGGCTAAGTGAGTCAGCAGTAAATTCATTAGAGCTTGCCACGCTTAATAAATCAATCGCAGAGTATGAAGATGGTTTAGCGATTGCTAGAGTGAACAGCTTAACCGTTGAGAAAATTGACTTTATCAAACAGCAACTTGACTTTACCGAACAGCAAATTTCAGCACTTAAAAACCTTGCAAAAGAGAGATCTAAAACTAATGCCGCGACTGACGAATTAGCCACACAAGAGGCAAGAGTTAAAGGCGACAAAGATGCTAACGAAAAAATTAAGAAACAGCATGAGGATTTAGCAAAAGATATTAACCGTTCATTGACTGACGCTTTATTGCGCGGCTTTGAAAAAGGCAAATCATTTGCTAAGAATTTCAAAGACACGCTAGTCAATATGTTTAAGTCTTTGGTATTACAGCCAGTGATTAATCTTGTTTTAAATTCCAGTGGCATTACAGGTGCTCTGGCTGGAATTGGCAGTGCTTTTAGTGGTAGCGCATCAGCCGCAAGTGGCATTGCAAGCGGTGACAACAACTCAATTCTTGGTAGCCTATCAAGAATTGGCGATATATTCAAAAATGGCAATCAATCAATCGTTAATGGCATATCTGGTTTAGGTCAGGCTTTCTCAAATTTTGGTAGCACTGGCACGGGGTTATTTAAAGACTTAGCATCAAGCATTGGCAGTTTTACACAATTAAACGCAGGCGTTATTTCTCAAGCCTTGCCCTACGCAGGCGCTGTTTTACAGTTATTGCAAGGCAATGTTAAAGGCGCGGCATTTACAGCGGTAGGCGCTGCCATTGGTGGGCCAGTGGGGGCTGCAATTGGATCGTTAGTTGGTGGCAGTATATTTGGTGGCAAGAAACAACCGCCTAGAACCGTGACACAGCTGCCAGAAGTCAATGCGCAGT